CACATCATCAAGTCCCATATCAGACATCTTTTCATTCTTTTTACTAAGCATACTCTTATTGTCTCTATTTCTTAGAAGCCCCATATCTGAAGCGTGCCAACTTTTTAAGAGTTTAACCTTCCTTTGATCGTATTCTTTTTGCCCTTCAAGGTAAGAAAGCGGTACAAAAATATGAGTATGAATTAAAAATCTGCTTGAATCAATATCCACAGGATTCATATATCTATCAACCAACATATCCTCAGGATCTTGAATAGTAATTCTTATTTTCCCATCAATTATCTGCATCTGATCGAATGATCTTCCAAATAATAGTACTTGTCTTTTATCAACAATATCCTGTATTTCCATCTTATTTAAGTCTGTAGTCCATTTCCAATACTCATTTTGAAATACTTCTTTTTGTTTATCATTGTCTAGATTTTCAAAATATAAAACAGGCATATCGTCAACGTCTTTAAGAAGTGTTCTAAGTGTCTGTTTCATGAGAGGAATATTTACAGATTGTCGCTGTGTAAGACGGTTTATAGTTACTTTGTCTCTATAAAGCGTATAGTTTTCTTTCCAATCATCCTGTCGTCTTTCTCTATAATTATATCCCCCATCTTTATTATTTGAAAGCATTTCTAGCTCTCCCTCCTTGATTATTTCCATATTATACAAGTCTACACAATAATTCTATCAATAGTCAAATCAATTATATTCCAAGCTCTGCATAAAAGGGTTTAACTCCCCCAAAATCAGTAATCTTCTTCGGTATGACTGCTTTTATACTCTCAAGTCCATATCTTAGGGCATCCATACAATTATGAACTAATATTCCATTAGCAAAATATTCATGTGTATTATCTACTGTAAGATCATAAACATTCTCTATGTAGCTTTCTCCTTTTACGAAGTGCCTTAGCCTTGCAGTTCTGATGACAGTATTTTGATATTCCTCCATGTCTTGTTTTATATTCATTTCCACATTGTAAGCATCTATATCTTTTAAACTTTCTATTATTCCATGTTCTTTTTCCATGTTCTTTGTGCCATAATCTTCCTTCTTCTGTTTTATGCCACTCTTTTGCTTTTTCAATTCCTTTTCTCTGGAATTCTTTTGCCCATTCTTTATTTTGCATAAAATATTTCTTTGCATGTTCTGATAAATGTTTACTACTTTTAACAATATGAAGATTTTCAATTCTGTTATCCCATGTATTATTGTTTTTATGATGAATATGAAATCCCTTAGTAACTTTACCATTAAAAGCTTCCCATATAGTGATGTGCATTCTCTTCTTACCTCTTGAAAAGTATCTTTCTTTTGGATACAGTTTATATTTTTTTCCATTAAACTCTTGGAAAGGTATATTATCATTCCCGATTTTAATTGTGAAATTTGTATCCATCCTTTATTTGTTTTAATTAAATGATCTGGCGTACAGATTAATTCTACAATATAAGTATCTATATGTAAATAGTATTTATATACTCGTTTCTTTCCGTTATTATAAACAGATAACACCTTATTAAATCCGTTAGAAGTTAAAACATAATCCCCCTCAAGTATCTGATCTATATTCTTTTCACCATTAACTGTAATTATTTTTGTCTCTTTTACAAAACAATGATTCCAAATAGGTGAAGGTTCATTCAAAGTCTTCCCATCTTTATCAACTAACCACATATAATTTCTATACTCTTTAAGCAGATTAATACTCCGCTTAGTTACAAATATACTCTGTCCTTGAACGTATTGAATACCATGAATAACTGAATCTTTGCCTTTCTTGGATGGGGTTATATAAAGCCCATAGCTTCTTAGCTCATCTATGCTTTTTGGATCTGCACAGTCTGCAACAATCAAAGCCCGATCTATATTCAAGAACAAATCAGCTATCTGTCTGTTACTTAGCCCTTTGTAATAAACTACCTCATCAAGTATAAAAGCCCCATTGTGAACATATATCCCAACACCAGCTGTAGGATCATTCGTATACCCAAAATCTAGCCCATATCGTCTTATTCTTGCTTCTTTTGGTACGTCCTCAATTATCCCCCAATCTTTATATATTCTGCCCTCAAGTACTCCAAGCTTTCCTTCTCCATAAACCCTCCACCATTGTGCATTATTCTTATGACTCTCAATCTCCATTATTGTTCCCTCATCTAGTGCCTCATTGTCTTTATACGTTAAAGTAATAAAATCTATGTCTTTTCTATTCGGTAACATGTCTGTATAAAACCAGAACTCATTTGTAGGGTTCCAATCTAGCCATACAATCTCTCTAGTACGTGTTATAAGCTGATCTACGATGTTGTAGGCCATGTTATTTCCTTCATTCACAAACAATATATCTCTTCTTGCTCCGTGTGCTTTTCCATACGTGTCAAAGCTACTAAACTCTAGCTTATTACCTGTTTCAAATGTATACGTATACGTTGACTTATTCCATAGATTATTATTCCAATAGTCTCGATCCTTCATGATTGTTTCAAAGTCAAGTATTGCGCCTTTGCGAAGATGGGGTAAGCTCTCCGATGTTACAGTCACAATCTTATCCCGCTCATGCTTATTCTGACAATAGTCTATAATCCAAATAAGAATTGATATTGTCTTGCTTGCTGATGTTCCGCCTGCTACTGCTCTTATTCTTTTGCGTAGTTTAAATATCTTTTGTGTTGCTGTTGTGTCTTTGAAGCTAAACATATGACAACTTACCTTTCTCAAGGCTTTTATAATATTCTATACAATCCAAGCACGCTAGCTTTTGATTTACGATTGTATTTCCGCTTTCATCCTCCCAGCTTATTAGCTTACAGTCATAGTCTTTGTTTTTTACAAAAGGGTGAGAGATGTTAAGAAGACACCAGCCCCTAACTATTTTACCTTCATATTTAGGTATAGACTCAAGTACAACTGTTTCTTGCTTATCGTGTGTTAGAGTTGACTTTATCTTGTCGTACTCAGTGATTATTGGCTTTTCTTTCTCTTGTATGGCTTTTGGGTATACTTCATGTATACCGTTTGGGTATATCGTCTTTTTCTCTAGCTTTTCTCTTACTAACATTCTAACAAACTCACTACGCTCAAAGTCGTGCCTAGAACAATAATTATCAAGCTTTTCAAGTAAACTGTCTGGAAAGTTCAAAGATATTTTCATGTATACCCAAAGTATACCGTTTGGGTATACATAAATCAAGTAAAATAAATTAGCGTATGGCTTTTGGGTATATCTTGGGTATACGTTACTTTTTTTCTTCTATAACTTCCGCCTCTTGAATTACGCTTAACCCTCCATAAATTGGCCTTGGAAGTTCTTTACCCATGCTTGTGATGTCTTTACGATCTATTAGCTTTCCTTTGAGTTGTAGTGCTGTAGTAAGATATTTATGCTGTACGTTGTAATCGGGCTTCTTACCCTGCTTTGCATTCAATCCCTCCTCTACCTTCTTGCTTAAAACGTGGTCAGGAAAGTGTTTATTCATTAATTCTTGCCAGCTTAGAGTATTTGTTAATTTTGTAGGTGCAATTGCTGTTTTAGCTGAATAGCCCGCCCTTATCATAACTTCTTTCATACTTCTGCTACTGTTTTCTACCAAAAGCTTAAAAGCCTTTTGCTGTTTTACTGAGGGCTTTCTAACTTTATTTTTCATTGCTGTAGCAATCTAAATTAATAATATAATAAAATTACAATACATAATTTATTTTAAATATTCCTTATCATTACATAATAAGTGCGGTTTTGATGTAAGGTTACAGCTTTTCTAATATAACCTTTATTAATAAGTGCATTAATAGCAAATAATGTATTGTAGCTTTTTATGTTGTGGTATTGCATGAATTTAATTATATCTTTTTGCGGGACTATGACATTATTTTTTTTGATGTAATCCTTTACAAATAACATTATATTTAATTGTAAATCGGTTAAATCTAACATGAAATAAATATATCATGGCGGGATTTTAAAATCAAATTTTATATATATTTTGAAGCTAAATCTTCATAGAATGCCCTACAAGGCCTTTCAAATTTAATAAAGCTATATATCATCATTGTATTATCAATATATTGTATATTTATTACATTATATATACTTATGTATCTGATATGTATTTGAGGCTGGGTATACTTTATAATTAATATAAATACCTATTGACAATATACAATATATAGTATACACTGTATATAGATCATAATTACTAGCACCTTAACAATTAGCAAGTAAGAATTCACACACGGGGCAAGTGTTGAACTTGCTTCGTAGTGAGCTTTTAAGCTCTTATTACCAATTACTATAACTTACCTATGTGTAATGAAGTACTTGACTTACTCGCACCAGTCAATAAAGAGGAGCGAGATTGTGAACTGTTACAAATTGAAAGAATTGAGGATGAATTAAAATATGAAAATTAAAACAAAATGCGAATACTGCAATAGAAAAAAAGAATGTAATGTATATGAGTACAATGGAAGATTTACGAGTAAATGCGATCAATGTAATATGAAAGATTTTTTACTTAATACATATTATAAGGGTAGTGTTAAAAATTATAAAAAAATAATAAATATATGAAAAAAATAACAAAAGCAACATTAAAAAGCTTTGTAAACAAAAACAGAGATAATTTATATATAAGAGTTGATACTAAATTTGATGGTATGGTTGATTGTGTAATGGAAACACGTTCAATAAATATGGAAAAAGTTAAAAGTAGAAGCGATTATATCGATCATACTTTAGGAATTAGCGGGGTTTGGTTGGTTGGAAGATCAAGGGATTATTTTAGTCAATATACAGATGGATTATACGAAGGAATAAGAGTATATAACTGTTGCGGTAGTTTTATATTAGCAGTTAAAAATCAATCATGAAATGCTTAATAAGCATACTAACGTTTATTGATCCTAAATGGATGAGAAGGTATAACGCTTATGATTGTAGAGAATGTTTTTATATAACGTATAGCGATTGGTCATTATTAGAAGTTTTATTCAAATAATATGAAAAACAAAAAGAACTTATGCAAAATGTGCAATTATATACAAATAACAACAAAATATGGAAAAAGGGCGGGATTATGTGAAAAATGTTATAAGTTATTAAATAATAAATAAATATGGGTACTCTTGAATATGAAATAAAAATGGGAGAATTGAACGGAGGTTTACAAGCTATGAAAAGGGAGCAGTCATATTATCATCCACAAGACAAAGATTATAAAAGAATAGAAAAGATGATCGAAGAAAGAGAAATAGTTATAAAAAAATTATTTGATGATAATGTTCCTTTTTAATTATAAATTTATTCAAATAAATATGGACAAATATAGTGAAGAAGAAAAACAAAGATATTTAGAACTTTTGGAAGATTTAGGAGTTATAGAAAATGAAGAATAATTATAAATTAGATAAAAATTATATAAAAATATGAAAACAAAAACAGTATATGACGTATTAACTCAAAAAGGATTTAGAATTGGAGTAAAAGCCTATAACCCCAAGCAAGCATATAATGAAGCATGCGATATATATGTAAATTTCGAAAAAGAAACAAAAGAGAGAGTTGGTCAACCCATAAATTATTATTATAAATATAAAAATGGGATGGCTAGTGTTATATCATTACAAATGATTAAATAAATATGTATAAAAAATTAGCAAAAAAGCAAAATATGACTATTGCAAGAGCAAAAGCGATTGAGATTATGGAATTGTTAGAAGTCAAACAAGAAGGAGAAGATTGGTATCAGTTGGAAGATCAAATAAAAAAAATTATAAATTCAAAATAAATATATGAAACTAACAAGCAAGGATACTTATTACAAGATAGGAGAAGATATGTTATCGGTTACAGAGTGGAGTAATGGAAGTGTTA